CATTTAGCGCCTACCTTTCCTGGTTGAGAGTAATTTCTCGGCGTTTATTGTCGAACGATATTCAGTTATGAGTGGAGCGCCAGGAAGTCGAATCCTGCTCCTGTAATTACCCCAACAAGGTCTTGATTACAGTCGAAACCGCTTGCGCCCCAAGTCTTACAGTTTAAGCACCGCGCCCTGATAGTGCAAATCCTTAGTCAGTTCCAAACAGGTGATGCCAGGCACAGAGTCCTCACCCGAAACACGCTTGAACCATGACGATCCGTTGTCGCTGGTCGTGGCCTGCACCCAGAACCGTGAACCGCCATTGTGACTAGCACCAGCCTCAACAACGCGCAGGTGGTGAAAGTGAGCTGTGAGCAGGATAGATGCCGCGCTGATCGTCTGATTGCCAAAGGTGTTCTGCCGCCACCAAGTCACAGCGTTCTCAGGTCTGCTGAACTGGTGACCGTGAGCAATGCCGACAAGGTGGAAGCCGTCACCGAACGCATCAAAGATTAGTGATTCTTCTTGCTCGTGTGGCACAAGGAAGTCAACCGGCAACCCGACCTCTGTTGCTAGTCTGCGCAGCTGTTGCAGGATAACAATGCCCCAGTCATCGCGCCCAGGTTTACCAATCTGTTGACGGTTCACACGCCACTGGCAATGATTCGACCCAATGCTGGCATAAGTCACCGGCGCATACTTCGTAGCCATTTTCAAGAAATCCCATACGAGAGATGCCGCTAAATCCACAGACTGCATAACCGAGAGGTCGTTCGTGACGAGCTGGTTCATGTTCGCAGCGTTCTCAATGCCCTCAATGATGTCACCCAAATCAAGCGCATAGATACGCCCATACTTGCCACGCTTCAACTGTTCTTCAATACGGTCATACGAAGCCAACACGCGCTGAATCAGCTCTTTACTGCCACCACGGTAATCAACCTTGCCAACCTGAAAATCTGCCAAACAAACAACAAACACCTTTTCATTTGCTGTGGCCTTCGGTGTGCGAGGCCTAGTCTTCTTAGCCTCAGCAAACAACAACGGCAAATCAGGGTTAGTGCCGGTGCGCTTCCTAAACCTGAAACGGTAAGCCGTCAACCACTGCGGATCTAACGGAAACGGTCTAGCCACCTGCCAACGGCTAGTGCGTGGTTCGCCCACAATCTCAATCAGTGCAGGGTCAAAACCAGCCTCAACCAGAAACTCGTCAAAGTTCGGCTGCTCATCAGGTAAGAAGCCCCTGGTGGTTGCTTCGCCATTAGTGCCATCGAACTCAACAGCAGGCCGCCAACTGTTCGGCGCATCAAGTTTTGGTGCTGGTTGCAAGTCTTCTAGCATCAGTCAATCTTCCCACATGAACACGCTTTTGAACGGTGATGAGTAACAGCGGAATCAGACAACAACACGCCGCGCTGTCGAAGCGCAACACTTAGAGTCTTTGCAGGCCACAGATCAGGTGACTGCAACGCGGAAGCCAGAATCTCGGCATCCTTCTTTTCAAGTTCAGCCAACAACGACCTGACACGACACGGCCTAGCCTTCTTGTGTGGTTCTAAATTGTCTAGTAAACCCATCACCAGCCCCTGTTCAGTTTCTTCGCAACCATCAAAGCGTAACGGTTGGCGTGGTTTCCTTTGCGCGACTCATCAAGCAACCAGGCGGCCAAGTCTTTGCGGATGCCCTCAAAGTCTTCATCCCACACAAGGTTGTCATCATCAATCAGTTTCGATGCTGCCCGAAGTTCAGCTGAGTTGCTTAGGAATAGTTTGACCTGATTGCGCATCATTCGTCACCGGCTCTCAGCCAGGCAACAATCGCTGTGCAGGCGATAATGATGCCGAAACCCACATACAAGACATCCATCACGCACCAGCCTCTAACTTGCTGATTAGCAACAATAGGTCTGTGCATTTGCCGCCATGATGAGCGCAACGGCCAACGATTTCGGGATGTGCCATGCGAAAAGTTTCCATCGCATCGTGATCTGCCAAAGCATCGAAACACACCTGGCGTTTGATTAGTTCAGCAATGCGTGTGCGTTCATTGATTTGACCGGCATAAAAGCCCTGCGTGTATTCGGTCTGATTCGGTGCAGGCTCAAACCATTTAGGGTCGAACTCGCGTTCTAGCTCAGGATTGCTCATTTGTTCTCTCCCTTGATTTTGGCAATAATCTCGCCAATTCGCACTTCGTAATCCCACTGTGACTTGCAGTCACGAGTTTCTTCTAGCAAAGCCAAAATGCGTTCACGCTCACGCTCCTCACCTTGTTTGCGATACTTCTCACGCACCGGTTCACCATGCGGATCAATCATTTAGCACCTCGCCCTGGATAAGACCAATGCAGTGCTTGACCACACCAGCCTGCACAACGCAATCGTGCTTCACAAGTTTCGTGTGATAAAGCCCAAGCTCATAAACAATACGGTTCTCAGTGTTCTGCGCTGCACGGTCAGCATCGGTGTTCGCGCTAGACCTGCCGGCTTCAACACCCAACAGGTAAGCCTGTTTGATTTCAGGCTTAGTCAAATCAAGCATCGAAGTCACGCACCCTCTCAGCGACATACTCCAACGAAGGTGTCTTAGACGGATGTTGCGCTAACGACTGAATGAAGTCGGCAACTTTCACGACAGTTTCCATCTTGCCCATCTCATAGGCTGTGTTAGCTGCTTCACGCACAGCCAAAGAAACCTGCTCATAAGTGAACTTTGCATCGGCGCTCATTTGCGGCCTCGCTTCACACCTGGTCGGGTCACATACTCGCGGAACAGGATCACACACAAAGCCAAAGCGCAAACAACTGTGAGCCATTTGCCTAGACCTAGTTCAAGGATGTAGTGCAGGCCGAAGCCCAAAGCTGCACCAGCAGCCAATATCAATAGAATTTTCATTTGTTACCCTTTCGTCAGTTTGTTGGCCTGACAGGTCAAATCTAGGGATGACCACCGACAAAATCAAGCAACGAAACGCCCTAATTTTGTGCCGTTATAGAACCGTTACAATCGCCACAATTCGATGGTTGCGCCAGGCTCAGGCCTTGTGTTTTCGCCGCACCAGACCTTTTCGGCCAGAATCTTGACAATCAAGCTGTCATCCTTGACGAGTCCAGCGATTTTGAGTGCATCACCGCATCCGCGAATATAGTGATCCAAGTCGGGTTTTCCGCCTGGATAGTTCACGAACTTGGTGTTTGGCGGCCGTTCAAGATAAAAGGTCACTTTCAGTTTCACAGGGTCAACAAACATCGTGACATCCTGCGTGTCGTTGAACATCTGTTTGACTGCCAGAATGATGTCGTTGCGCCAAGCTGGTAAATGTTTGCTGGCCTCAACCATCACAGGTTTGCCGGCAATCACAAAAGCGTTCTTGCTGCCTTGTGGTGCTGGTCTGCCATCAACGAACAGCAAAGCGTGTTCGCGGCCTACTTCCGCAACCACACTGCCGCCATCGTGCCAACCTGGAACATGAACACAATCAAAGCCCACAACCGCAACGGCACAGGCAACGCATCGTTGTCAACAGCCAGCCACGAAAACAGCGCACCCGACCCCAAAACAAAGAAGGTCAAAAGTTTGTGCATTAGAACGGCGCAATCTCACTAGCACCAAACGCTTCAAGGTTTGTGCGACCAACAGGGTTGCCTGGTTGTGCCAATGACTTGAAGACGGCGTTATTTACCCAGAAGGAAATTGCTAACTCGCCTTTGTCGTTAGTGAACTTGCTGATCCGCAGCTCACCGGTGACCTCGTAGAAGCCATCCTTTTGAACGGTCACACCTTCATCAAGAAAGATGTTGAAGTAGTGCTTTTCCACAACTTCATACTCGCCAGAGTCTTTTCTTTTTACAACTGGAACAGGAACGGTTACATATGATCCGCCTGCTTTGGTCTGCTTTGTTTCGCCTGCATAACCGGTGAGTGTTACAAATAGATTTTTAGCCATGTTCTTACCCTTCTAATAGTTTGTTTGATTCTAAACACTGCCACTGACAATGTGTGCAGAAGCCACACAATCGGAATGACCACAAACACGGTCACCAGGCATAAACCTAACGCCGCGAACCACAGGCCGATCCTCACGGTCAAAGTCACCATGCCACGGAATACACGCCTCGCCATTGTATTTCACCTGCTTCGCTGGTTTAGCCCGACAACTCGCACAGTATTGCGCTGTGTGTTTCTTCTTAGGAATAACGACCCAAATGAAACCGCATTTGCGGCACTGAACCTGGTTGTCTTCCACATGGCTAGATTACTTGTCTTGAACGACACGAGCAAACACCCCTTCAAACCTGAGCGCGACATGGCCTGTTCTGCCGTGACGGTTCTTGGCAATGTGAAGCACCATCTTTGACCGTTCATCCTCGCCATCCTTCTGGCCGCGTTCACGGTTCAACAAAATCACCACATCGGCATCCTGCTCAATAGCACCCGAATCTCGAAGATCAGACAGGTTCGGTGCTGAGTCTTTTCGGCCTTCAACAGCACGGTTCAGCTGCGCCAAAGCAATCACCGGCACATCCAAATCCCTAGCCAAGATTTTCAGGCCGTTACTGATGGCCGTCACAGACTCGTAACGACTGCGCCCACGCTCAGTGTCCTGCATCAGCTGTAAGTAATCGACCACGATGGCAGCCAACTTCTGCTTCTTGCTGACCTGCCTGGCGAACGCCCGAACATCCGTTAGTGTCTGCCCCGACTTATCCGCAATCGCAATCGGCCTAGACATCAACTCACGACCCTTAGCAATGCGTTCCCAATCAAGTGCCGTCATCTTCCGCTGCTCAATGTGATCCATGCTCACCATGCAAACACTCGCAAACAAACGGTTCACAATCTCACGCTTCGACATTTCCAAACTGTGAAAACTCACCGCACCAGTCGCAGCCAACTGATAAGCCATGTTCACCGCAACCACAGACTTACCCACCGCAGGCCGCGCGCCAATAATGTATAACGCACCAGGCCGAAACCCACCCAAAAAGTCGTTCAAATAACCCCACTGCGAAGGCACAAAGTCAGGTGCGCTGTTCAAATTATCAACCGCAGGCAGAATCAAGTCCTTTACAAACTCAACCTCAGACCGCAACCTGCCAACCGTGACCTGCTCAATCTTGTCACCAGCACGATCCAACGCAACATCCACATCGCTGTCAATGGCGTTACCGGCAGCCTGCAAATCGTGACCCACCTGCACCAAAGCCCAACGAGCGTTCCGGTCATGGATTAGTTGCTCATAGAAGTTGGCGTTTTGCCAGGCTGGTGTTTCCCCTGTGGCCTCATGCAAATACGCTGTCAGCTCAGGAATCTTTGACCCAACCGTTACGGTGTCAATGCCTTCACCATCGCGGCGCATCTGCACAAGCACACCGAAAATCTTTTGGTGGCGTTCACTCGTGAAATCGGTGGCGATCAGGTGGCAATCATCCAAGACCGCGCCACGGCTAAGAAGAATTGACCCTATAAAGATTTTTTCGGCGTTTTGCTCATACATCAGAAATCACCAACAATGTTGCGCACCTGGTCTTTTGGCTGTTTATCGGCAGCCCACTTCTGCGCCTGATTCATCCACTTCTGATAAGCCAAACCCCAATCCACCATCTTTGAGCCTTTTGCCATGTGATGCAGCTTGAACGCTTCGGTCTGTTCACTCATGTTCAGCAAAGGCCATTTAGTAACAAACATTCCAATCAGCCGATCATCCGGCAACCACGATTCGTTCAATAAATGTGGTTTGTTTGTTGTCGCTTTTATTACAGGTTCTTTAACTGGTTCAGTAATAGGTTTGTCTGCCGTGTGTGTCATGTCTAGACCTGACAGATTGTCACCCCTAGACCTGACAATTTCGGCAGAGGTGACAGATTGGCGCACGGTGTGATTCCAGTCACCAGAACACTCAGCCGGACATGACAACAGCAACTTGTAGAGGTTTGACTTGTAAACGCCACGACCAACACCAGCACCGTGTTCCCAACTAATCTCGCCAAGCTCTTTGAGAACCGCTAGCGATCGGTGAACCTGCCGAACGCTGGTTCTTGCACCTTTGGCGATGGTTTCCACCTTCGGCCATGCGCCATCGTCATTGATGTAGTTTGCGAGTGACATAAGAACCAACAGGTCTGTGCCTTTTGCTTGTGAGTGATGCCAGGCTACTGCTGATGCGCCAAAACTCATTTTTTACTGCCTTTCAACGGCAAACCTAGTATTCTAGGAAATGCCGATAGCTCGATTATCGGTTTGAGCGGCCACAGGGTTTCCATGCACTGTGGTCGTTCTTTATTCAGTTTAGTCCACCAACCATAACACCGCTTGCGGCAGTGTCACGCTATGCATCGAACCAGGTTTCTGCTGAGAAGATTTGAGGCCAGCTGTGAAGGTGTCGCTCACTGTTGGTGTTGGCAAGTTAACTCTCTCTCTCTCTCTCTCTCTCTCTCTCTCAGTGCTTAGGCTTTTGGGATATCAGTTTGACCCAACAAATACCGCAAAGCCAAAACAGCCTGCTGTGGCACAACACCATTGCCACACATCTTCAACTCATCATTGCGTTTCAACCCATGACCAGTCACCCAACCAACAGGCAAACCCATCATCCACTCCGTAAACAAGCTGCTCAAACGGTGGTTGCCATCCTTGCCATCAGGTTTCGTTGGTGCAGGTGCAGGCCTTGTGACGGCTTCCCACCGGCGAATTGCAGGCTCAAACTTGCCCCAATTCGTTGTGCGCTCAGTTTCCCAAACCTCACTTGCAAGAGTCTTGATTCGTGTCTGATTGTGACCTGTGTTCTTAGCATCATCAACCAACGGTGTCGGCATCAAGTCAATGGCAACATTTGGCAAATCAACCTGCCGACCCGACTCCAACCGTTCCTGCGAAGACTTTAAATTGCCCTTGACACCATCCAAAGCCTTCGGTGTTGGCAAAGTTTCCATCCGCACAGCAACACCCAAACTAATACCAGGCATCCCACGATACTCACCCGACTCAGCCTTGCCACGCCTATCCAAATAATCTTCAATCGGCTCATCATGATTCCGCAAATGCCCCAAAGTAGGTGTCGGCAACAAACTATCCGCAATCGTTTCAGACACAGGCAAACCATTCTCAAAAGCCAACTGTGCAGCCTGATCAGCGACCTTCACCATACGGCCTCGCTCACGCGCCTGCTTCTCACTGATAGCCCCACCAGTGCCGTCAACAACAGACGGTGTTCGCATCAAAGAATCATCATCAATATCTTTGCGCTCAGACCGTTCGCAACCACAAATAAACTCGTGCAACAAATCGCCACCGTGGTCACGACACTTGCCAGAGTTATCCTGTGTGCTTGGCGTTGGCAAAAGCCTGTCATCACCATCCACAATGGCTTTGACAAAAGTGCCTATCTGTGGCTGTGAACGCCGCAAACCAGCTTCATAACCCTCAGCCTGAGCATCCCTAGCCTTGACGGTTGGCAAGGATGAAAACTCGCTCTCGCCTGTGAGGTGCGCCGGCATCGCTAGCTCTAACAGTGACCCACTTACAGTCATACCCGATTTCGGCCAAACTTCCTGCCACAGCACCCATTGCTCTAAGAGTTGGTTTTGATTCGCTGTAATCCAAACCTGATGTTGCGAGTTCCAACTCGCTAGCTGCTTTACCACTCAACAAACCCCTAACATTCTCAATCACAACAAACCTCGGTTGAAGTTCAACAATGGCACGATGAAACTCAAACCACAAATTAGACCGAGTGCCATCAGTCAACCCTTTACGCTTACCAGCAACCGACAAATCCTGACACGGAAACCCACCAGTCAAAATGTCAACACGCTCAACCTGTGAAAAATCCACTTTGGTCACATCACGATAATTCGGCACACCAGGCCAATGAGCATCCAACACCACAGAAGGCGCATCTTCCCACTCACAATGCCAAACCACCTGTGCGCCAAACACTTCCTGCACAGCCAAATCAAGGCCACCGTAGCCGCTAAAAAGACTTCCGATTTTCATTCGTCAAATACCCTTTTCCGAAATTGTGTAACTCCACCCTAGACCAGTCATCGCCAATAATGCAATAAACAGCGTTCGGCAAGTCATAGACCGGTGTTGCAGTCGGATCAGCCCACCGCGACAACTTCCACCCAAACAACCTGGCACGGTCAGCCCACTCAGCATCCGACTCAATCAGCACATTGGCCTCAGCACAAAAAACTATAAGATTTGACGGCAAATTCAACACAGATTTGCGACCTGCACCACCAAACCCACGATTAGCCCTGTGCTGCGGAATCAGAGTGTCATCAACCTTGCCACAATGCAAACAATGCTTGTCACGCGCCAACAGCTTGTCGAACTCGCGCCTATTCATCATCCCAACCAGGCTTATCAGGCAACTCAATGTTCAACGACTTCATCTGAAACCCAATGCGCTCAAACGAAGTTTCCGCACTCGTCATAATCGGTGTTTCAGTCACATCAGGCGTAACCTCGCACCGATGCTTCGACACCCACTCACGCCACAAAGCCACCTCACGCGCACCACTCACCTCAAACGATGAACCGCAAAAACCGCAAGTCTGACTAATAGGCATACCCCAATGCTAGTGACCTGTTCTGAAAAGCAGCTCAACCTGCCGACCAATAGTGGCGTTCAAAACACCAGCATCAGCCAACTGTTTAGCCTTATTCCTGACCCTGTTCAACTCAGCCCTGGCAATGTCAGCATCCAACCGCAACTGGCCTGTTTCCAACTTCGCCAACGCAGTCCGATCAGCGACCGTTCCCTCAGCGTTCATAAACGCCAAATTGAACCCACGCTCTAACGCAAACTCGGCCTCAGCCAACTTCTTCTCAGCTTCATAAATCGCCTGTGGCGCTTTCGCCGCTTCCGTTGTCAATCTCTGCAATTCCTGAATCACCATGTCCGGTGTTATCAACACGCTGCAACCTTTCCCTTTGAGTAATCAACAAAACTTCAACAGTGTCAGCAGAGCCATGCCAAAATTCCCAAGCAATCGTTTCCTGCAACTCCACAATCGAAGCCAGAAGGATTTTACGGTTTAGCCGTTGATCCATAAGCCTTTATCTTTTCCAAGATTTCAGGCGCAACCTTAGCGGCCACCGCATCGGTGTATAACAAACGCAAACTGTCAACATCATAGGTCAATGCTAGTTTGTCGGCCTCAGCCAACCAGTCGCGCTTCGATGGTGTCTTACCAGCAGCCACCTTCGACATTTCCTCACGACTAGCACCCTTAGAACCACCCAAAGCCCACCTCAAAGACCTACCCAAAGCCGAAGTGCATGCGTTCTCTAACGCACTGGTCTTATTAGCCAAACCAGCACCATCAATCTCAAACGCCCACTCAGTAGCCTTCGGCAAATCAGCTGCCTGGTCTGCCGCGTTCAAATACACTCGCGCCTCAACCACCCACATCCCAACAGCACGGTCAGCCGGTGTTGTGTGATTGATGATGATGCTGCGCAGGTCAGGGAACTGTGCAATAACCCTGGCATGGCGTTGCTCAACGGTTTCGTAATCGGCCAGATTGAACTGTGCCATTACATCTCACCAATGTCACAGGTGCAGTGCTTCGCCGTGCAGTCAGCCGGTGGTGTCGGCGCAGCCAACTTAGCCAACTCAGCCAACAACTCACCCTGGCGAATAACCAAAGCAGTCACCGCAGACAACTGCTGATCCAACAACGCAATTCGCTTGTCACAAATCTTGTTGATTTCCAGCTGTGATTCCCAAATGTTCTCAGACATTTTTACCCTTCTTGATAGTTAGTGAAACAACACCATTGCGATTCACGCTTCTGGTGCAAACAACATACTGCTCACCACCGACATCAACAAAACCAGTCTTGGCCTCGCCCAAAGCATCGATAGTGCGCGACTTCAACTCTGTCAGCAACTCAGCCGCCTTGTCAAAGTCTGATTGTGCGTTCTGAACATGAACACCCAAATCCCCCAGGTCAACAGCCGTGTCAGCTGTGCCGGTGTTGATGGCCTTCACCGTTTCAAAGGTGCTGGCAGACCCATCCCAGTCAGGTTTCGTGTCGTTCAGCACACAGTCGCGCCAACGCTCAACAGCCGCAAACATCGCATCAAATTCCCACTGGTCAAACACGATGTCGAACTCGCGCAGATCGTTGCCACTGAATAACGCGACCAGTTTCGCCTTAGTCGCACCCATCACAAAGCAATACCAAAGCACCTGCGCCCGATAATGTGGTGGCACTTCATCGAACGGCACACGACTGGTCTTGATTTCCAAAATGCCGCTAGTGCCGTCAGGGTAATTCAGCAAACCATCAGGATTCGCGCGCGCCCAATCAAACTCATCATGCGCCCAAGTGCCAACATCGCTCACAATCTCATAACCAGGATTCAGCTCAGACCAAACAAGTTTTATCGGGTCTTCAAACACCTGACCAAAGCGCATCGCCAACGACTGCTTCACCTCATTAGGAATCTTCCCAGTGGCCTTAGCCCAAGCAGTAAACGCAGACTCCCACGGATTCAACCCCAAAATCTGCCCAACAAGAGTGCCGGTCACAACCGCCTCACCCTCACGCAACGCCAACCACTCAGCCGAACCCGACTCGTGCTTGCCCAAAAACTTTGCCATAAAATACCCTTCTCGCAGTTAGGGTTTATGTTATGGCCACCCACCGACAAACAGCAGACAACGCCTACAAACGGCTTATGGAACTGCAACGCGACAACGGCGGATCGCCATGCGAAGAACTACCAGCCGTGTTCTACCCCGAAGAATTTGAAGACCCAGAAATGTATGACATGGCCGAAAAGGTCGCAAAGAACCTGTGCGCAGAATGTCCGCTACTCAAACCCTGTCGCGATTGGGGATTGTTAGCAGCTGTGCCATACGGCATCATCGGTGGTCTAACCGTTCACGAACGACTGGCCACACCCGAAACTATTTCTTAGTTTCGTTGGCCTTCTGCACAGCATCCTGAGCAGCCTTAGCCACATCAGCCTCAGTTGCAGCACCGGTGGTCGCAATCGCATACCCGATAGCCCCAACCACACCCAACATGAGCGTAACCCAGGCGATCAGCACACCAACAACCCAGTCACCCACCACAACAGCACCAGTGCCAGCAGCCCCACCCAAAATAAACAGGAACAGCCCAAACCCACGCCACACAATAGCCCCTAAAACGCCACCTACGGCGTTTAGACGGCTTTTTATCTTGTCACGCATTACTGACCCTCTGGGTTCTGAATTAGTGGCTTAGAAGCCGTTGCAGCAGCCTTTTCAGCGCGCCTGACAGCCGTTGCCGCATCGATGTCTTTGAACAGGTCAACTAACTTATCCACAGGTGCTTCGTGTGGCACTTTGGCAAACGCCGAACTCATGTGCAGGTGATTAGCACCAGGCGAACCCATGTCACCCATCTGATTCAAAACCGTGTTGTGAGTCACCATGTCGCCAACCTTCAACTTGGTCGGCTGGTTGCTGTGGTTGTATTCATCGAAACGACCCTTGCACTTAGGGTTCACACAACCCATGCGCTCAACAATCACGCTGTGGCCTAGCTCACCGGTCTTGATAATCGCAACAACCTTGCCAGCGTGAACCGCATAAAAGTCTTTGCCAGCCGAACCAGCACGGTCACCCCAGTCGTTGCCACGGTGCGGCCTTTTACGCGGCTTCCCAGTGTCACCAATAGTGGCCTTGCCCAACTCGTCACGGCGTTCACGAGTCTTCATGCGCAACGGCTCATACACGCACGACATTAGACAATCACCAACCTGATAACAACAGCAACAAAAGTGGAACTAATAGCGGCAGACAACAGACCAGTCACCCAGGCAGACTTCCAACGAGCCTTTTCAAGCTCACGCACACGCAACTCAATGTCAGCATAGTTCTGCACCATCGCCTTCACCTCAGCGATGTCACGAACCAGTTGAATCAAAATCTTGTCGTTGTTGGAATCCATTACGGCCTCTCAAAATAAAACCGAGGCGTAGATCGGTGCGTTTACAGGTCTAGTTTACCCGATGAGAAGTGATGCTTCTTCGGTGGTTAAAGGCTCACCAGCAACAAGTTTCGCTTTTGCCGATGTCTTCAACGCAGCTAGGCGAGTAGCCTCAGCATCACGCGCAGCCTGGTCAATAACAGCCTGTGCCTGTGCAGCTTCTACTTCTGCAACTTCTTCAGCTGTCAATTCGATTTCTTCGGTCACACCGGTCTCACAGTTGACCACAATTTTCATTAGTGCCATTTTTATTCCTTTGATTAGTTGTTATGAAACGGTTGCGCCGCCAGAACCCTTAAGGATTCCGTAAAGAGATGCGGATGAATGCTGTGCAAAGTTAGCCAAACTCAAAGTGACCTGAGTGATAGCCGCGCTGTTTGCCCAAACACCAGTGAAGATTTGCTGAAACGCTGTTGTGGCATTGTTCTCTGAAACATTATCAACACTAAAATTCTTGTTAGCCGAACCAGCATAGTTTGGAATGTAAATTGACAGGTTGCCAAAAGTCGAAGCAGTGTCAGTGCTGATTGAAGCGTTCCCAATAAGGGTTGTTCCAGTGGTTGATGAAACCGCAGAACCATTACCTTCCAAGTAAAGGTTAGTGAAAGAAGCAGCCGATCCGTTAAATGACACAGTAATTGTTGCTGTTGTGCTTGTGGCACGAGCAGACAACACAAGCATCAGGTCTGTGTATGTGCCAGGAATTGATGAGAAGTCAATGGTCGCTGCACCACCGACTCCCACGCTTATCGAACTAATTAGTTGCATTATGCACTCAATCCATACAACGCAAAAGTTGAACCAGCCGTAAAGTTAGTGGCATTTCCATTAAATTTAAAACTGGTAATGGCAGCAGTAGATGGCCAGCGATTTACCACAGCGTTGACTGCCCTAGCTGTGTTGTTTCCTCTGCTCAAAATGGTTTTGTGTTTGTCGGTAGTTGCATAGTCAAGAATGTCTATGGTAACCAAAATGCCAGTGGTGTTAAACCAAAGAATGTAGTTGTTTGCCATTGATCCAAAGGTGTTACCATTCCATGCACTTGAATTAGCAGACCCATTGCCTTCAATCGTGTTCCAGTAATAGGTGCTACTTGTGTCGTTGTTTATTGTAAAAGAAGCATTTGAAGAACCTATGCCGCCGCTGAACACTAATCGCAAATCTCTGTAAGCACCTGAAATGCCAGAAAAGGTCACCGAGTTAGCTGATGATGCCAGCGTTGTATTCGCTAACGGTGTCCATGCTGAAACGCCTGCTGGCATGATTACCCCTTAATTCCATAAAGTGAAAAGCGCGACATTGTTGCAAAGTTGTTTGCGGAAGCAGTCAAAGTAATGCTACTCACCGCTGTTGTTGCATTAAGAAAACCAGATGCCAAATACATAAAACTTGTTGTTGATGAAGTGTCCACTACTCCATACATTGCGCGCAAAACCCTATTTTTGTTAGCAGTCGCATAATCAAGAATGTCAATAACACCACCGGTGGCCATGTTTGCAGTCGTTGATGCCGTAATGGCGTTAAGCAAAGAAATGTTATTGGCTGATGTCGCTGATGCGGCGGCGATAGCGTTTGAATTTCCACTCACATTATGCCTAGCATAGTTAGCCGAAGTAACACCGTTGAAGGTGATGTTCATGTTTGCAAGTGCAGAAGTATTTTTTGCAGTGTAACGAATCTGCAAATGCTTATAGGTGGCAGGAATCGAAGTGAAATCAATGATGCCGCTAGACCCTGTGCCGTTTGCTGTTTGAATCAACTCAAACGAACCAGCAGCAGCACCACCACCCTGGCTAAGTAGGCCAAGCGGAAACAGACCCATTAGGCCACCGCACCAATAACACGGTATGAGTTAGCCGCAACCTTGATAACCGAAGCCGCCGAATACTGTGTTCCCATCGCAAACGACTTAGCCGTGCCAGCAGTTCCAGCACCAGCCCAAGTAGTCACACCAGTTCCAGCAGTAATGCTCACAGTGCCAGAACCATCACGAACAACATCAAAACGCTCACCAATCTCAAACAAGTCCGGCACAACAATCGTCTGCGCAGCTGTCGAAGAAGAAACAAAAGTTTTGTTGTGATCGTTAGCTGTCACGGTATAAGCCGAAACGGTTGAGTTAGAAATGGTTGTGTAATTCAACCCAGTCCAACCCGAACCGTTGTAATAGTCCATCAAACCACCGGTTGTTAGAAACGACACCATGCCAGCACCAACAGCCGTGCCTAACGCCGAAGACCTAGCCGCGCTGTCTGTGTAAACCTGCACAACCTGGTCTTGCAAAAAAGTCTGCACCTGAGCAGCAGTAAGAACCGCACCAGATGTAAAAGTGCGCCAACCTGCACCAGCCATAAAATCCTCCTAGAACGCTAATGTTCCTGTGTCTAGGATACCAAACGCCACATCATCCAACTGGAACAATGTTGCGTTCAGCGTTCCCAAACCAAGAACCACCTTGTGATCAACCAACGAAGCCGTGTGGCCGATAGAAATAACCCTCGCAAACTTGGTGATAGCCGGTGCAATGCCATTAGGTGTGAACTGCACCTGCACAACCGAACCCAAATCCAAAGCCAAAATCTTATTCTGGTCAACCAAAGACAGCTGCGACAGGATGATTTCGACCTGGTCAAAACGATACTCAGGCTGCGCATACAAAGTCACATAGTATGTGGCCAACTCAACCAAAGCCGCATCAGTGTTCTGCAACAACCCATCCAGGGTCAGTGTGCGCACACCATAATCGGCCTGAGCCGACAAGTCATTGGCCTGCACAATAGTTGAAGACCCTTTGCGGCTCACCTCGGACTGTGTAAACAACAACTCCGAACCATAAACGACACGCACCTGCGAATAAGTAATGCCCGAAGCGTTATCAGTCAACAACGGCACAGCAGCCGATGGGAAGGTCTTGTTACGGTCTTGGAACACAAGTTTGCCATCTTTACCAATAAACAGTTCGCCAGGCTCAGAAGACTCAATCAGCTGCAAATACTGCAAAGCATTATCGGCCGGTGTAACCGCATCACCCTGCAAAGTCGCAGTGCCAGTGTCAATGCTTCTTGCACCAGCAGGCCACGCCACACCAGCAGAATCCAACACACGATTCACACGCGCACCCGACAACTCAACAGGGTTAGTGCCAGTCGTTAAAGTCTGACCAGCCAAGAACGCAAAACCATCAGCAGCCGAAACAGTCGCAGTCGAATCACCATTAGGCGCATAATCAAGATTCCAGTCCTCAGTCGTTCCCAAGAACACCAACTCGTTATTGGCAGTGATGCGCACATCGCGGCGAGGCACAATCTGACCATAGAACGGCGAAGCCACATAAGTCGGGTCAAAGAACCTGTTCCGGTTATTGAACTGAACATTCACAACACCCGACTGGTAACGGTCTAGCGCACGGCTCTTGCCACGGTTCACACTGATCTGTGTCACATACGCGCTCACATCGTAGAAGAACGACCCACCACCCAAAACATAGCCAGGGTTGTCTAAAACACCCTGAACAGGGTCATCCAAGATAAAGAAGTTGCCTGGCCCATTCTCATCAAAACCAAGCTCAACCTTCTCAACAACAGCTGGCATTAGGCAGCAACCCAGACCGAACCGTTGGCGCGTTCATACTTCTTCACCGAATCAATGACCGTTCGCGCTAGGCCGTTCGGATCGGTGACAACACCGGCAGACACATTCACATTGAAGATAGTGGCGCGACCCGATGAAGCCGCGTTGAACGCTGTGCCACGACCACCCACACCGCCACCAGACAAGTTCACAGCAGCCACCTGGTCAATCATCGAACTGCCCTGCGGCAATACCGCATCCACAGCCAACTGCAACTGAGTTGTGAAGGTGCTGGCAAACGCATCAGCCAAAGTCTGTGCAGCCTTCTGCAAATCAGACTCCTGCGACAACAGCCCTTCGATAAAGCCGTTGCTCACAACCTGCTGACCCACCTCATAAAGCGTGTCAGTCGCATTAGCCGCAATGTCACCAGCCGACAAAGCCAACTCGTTGTAAAGGCTATTCAACGCTGAAATTGTGTCCGAACCACCAGCCACAATCGCCTCAGCCGTAGCCCCACCAGCATCAGCACCAGCCTGAACCAGCTGCGCAAACAACTGCTTATTCAAACCCAACTTCTTCAACTGAATCAGGTTCTTGGCAAACGCCTTAGTCTTATCA